TCTGTGCTTTGTTGAATTCAGAAGCAAGAGCCCGCGTCATTGCCTGCGCTTCTTTCTTCGTCATGTTCGGGATATTTTTGAGCCCCTCCTCTAATTGCTTGAGGTTGGCTCTCATTGTAATTTCAATAGATTTGTTTACGTCTGCCATGATTACCCCTTCTTTGCTTGTTTGATCAGTTCTCTGGACAAGTCTCTGACAAGTTTGTTCCCTGCTTTGCGCATCGGACTCCAGAGAAGCTCGTTGCTCGTCCTTGTCCCATAGTTTAGATCATTTAGTGTATATCGTCCTGTGCGTATCGCCCAAGCATAGGGGGCTGTGTTTCGCACAAATGCAATAATGTCAGGACCGTCTATCATCAAACCTCTTTCAAGTTTGTTTTTGGAGTCTTGACTCTTGTCTGAGATCTTCGCTTGCGTTGCGTCTGATGGTACAAACTTCAATCTGTCATGCATGTCTTTCGCTATTGCATACGCTTGAGAGCCGCTCTTCCCTTCTGATTTTAGCTTCTTGACCTCGTCCATCATAAGACTACGAGAGCTTTTTGGAGGATCTACTCTGACAGGCCATTCTCTATATGCTTCTTGATAGATCTCCTCAACTGCGTCTTTCATCGTCCTTTTGATAATCGGATTCGCATCTAACAGATTATTGACAAGTCTCTCCAACTCATCAGACACTCCGATCGCTGCATTGCCATGTTTGAAGAATACTTTGCTCATTTCATGCGCTCCTTGATACGTCTTGCTTGTTGTATATTATACTTCTTTTTTCGCTCGTCTCTGTCTTTTTGTGACTCATGTTCAAGAATATAATCTGCAATCAAATCAGTCTGTATCTGTGGAGATAGATTTGTGAACCATCCTGGAGGCTGTCCCCAGAATCGGCACAATCGAAGAGCTAATCTGTCTAAGTGTCCGGCTCTTGAGTAGAGGAAAAATTTGCTCTTTCGTCGACCTCTGCCTCTGTCGGGATTTTCGCAGACATGAACGATAAGCATTTTACTCCCTCTTCATAGATGACAGATGCCGTCACTCCTTGTCCGAGTAAACGATCAAGACACATATGACCAAAGTCAGAAGCACGATGCTTAATCGGGCGATATTTGGGTAGTCTAGCAGTGTGATCAATGCATACTCCAATTGAGCCTGCACAAAGACGAGCGAGCATTGCATTGTCTGTCTCTGCAGACCACAAGCTCACAAATTCGAAACAGGTTGCAAGACTCGGAGAAGAGATTTCAATCTCCCCCCCGAGTTTTTTAATATTGATTTTCATGTAGTCTCCTAGTTATTTTTATGTATAAGCAATCGCGCCGTAACTTGTAAAGTTAATTGTAAAGCTTGAAGGATCGCCTTCGGTGAAAGAAGCAGTGCAGACACATTTTGATAAAGTTGCTGTCGTTGCTGCATCGTCTCCGAGGGCTGTCGCATCGATTGTATATTCTAAATCAACACAATAAAATTCGATAAAAGGAGTTCCGCTTGATCCTGTGGATATGTTACTCGCATAATGTCCTGTTTTATTGATAAAATCAAGGATTGACCCGGCTTCTGATCCGTCTGTAAACTGTCGGAAGAATGCAGAGAAAGACCCACTTGCTACAGGTTCGTCGTCTCCCTTTCGGACTGTGCTGATTGTTCCACGGTCACGGATAACTGTCTGTGCTGCCTTGGGAGTGTCAAAAGTAAGATTTCCCTCTTCAAAGGCGATAGTAAGCTCTATCGGGGTTGGTCCGGTTCCGTCTTTTAATTTGATGACACCGTCACGACGTGTCTTTGGTAATTCTGAGTAAGCCACTGTATGCTCCTGTTATGTTAGTTGTATTGTGTGCAGAGCTTGTAGCTCTATTTCTGAGATAAGGTATTCTTGCGAGTCTGGAGTCCTGCGAGTAGCCCGAAGGAATCGAACCTCTATGCCTTTGGCAAAGTTACGATTCATGACTGCCTGTATGACTTCTTCCTCTTTGTCTAGTGCATTGCCATAGTCAAGCACAAGATCATGAGGACGTAGACGGTATGCAAGTTTGACTCTCACAGTTGTATCTACATATAACCCGACTGCAATGCGCTGTCTCTCGTTGGCTTGCTGACTCCCGGATACTTCGACAGCAAACCCGAGATGTGCGAGAGTGTTCTGTGTGCGCCCGAAGAGTTCCGGCAGTTGTCGAACCTCTCTAAAGCCCGACAAGTCTCCGATCTTAATTGCAATCGCTCGTTGTACTTCTTTCACAGACACAGACATCAGTATCTTCTCCGTCTGTAGTATTCCCCAGGACGATTGAGAAAGATTGTCGGCTGTCCTCGGGTTCGCTTGTTTGGCTCGTCTGCTTCACCGTCGTGGTCTGTATCATAGATAAAATTGATTGAATCAAATTCATCTCTGTAGAGCCGATAGTGTTCTGTCGCGAGATCCAAATATCGACCGTTCGATTGACCCAGAGAAGAATGAAAGTCTCTGAAAATGAGATACAAAGAGAGATGACGATGAGCCTCAAAGAAAGACTCTGCACTCATCATCAGATACTCGTATCCCATCCCTCTGTTTCTTATTCTTCGCAAGATTTGATACCAAGCATCATCAATATATTGCTGATAACTAGTGAGCGAAGAAGGACGGACATTTGCAAGATCGGAATATGTCGCAGTGAGATCGATGTCTGAGACGACAGGATAGAGTCTTCGTCTGACCAGTGCAGCCATGCGACGAAATAGATACTCGTCTCCGTCAATCGTCACTGTCCACTCCTGCACATATCCCTCTCCAAGATTTTCAGACTCTGCAAGTTGCTCGGCTGTGTGGCCATATGACACAGTCCCAGACGGCGATATTGTCGCAGTCTGTCCTGTGATCAAGTCTGATCCTGTCGGTTTGATGAGGGTATATGTCGCGGCAGTCGGTACAAGCTGCGCCCCGTCTCTGTAGAGTTTTAGCTCAGAAGTCTGGGCTTTTCCTCTTTCCAAGAGTTCGATCGCTCGTATTTGTGCTGCGTATGGAGTAGACGAAGACATCGATTATTATCCTTTTATGACATCCCACCAAGCGGAGACATTAGACACACAGAGTACTCCCTCGCCTGCTGCAAGAGTTGCTATTGTGTTTGCATCTACATCTTTCACTACGATGTTATGAGTAGAAGAAGCTCTATTTTTAATCCAGAAAGAGGCTCCGTCTTTGTAGTCTGGGAGAATACAGTCTAAGCTACCTGTATTGTTTCTTAGTAATTGATACTGAGAATCTTTGTAGGTTAAAGTCTTGTTGACTGTAATTGTCTCGGGATTGACTCCGCCTTTTTGGACGATGTGACGAGGGACATTAAATTCTGCTTTGTCTGAGAATGCCATTATTGACTCCTTTTCTTGTTTTCTGCTCGGGTCAAGTGTTTGACGACTATTCGCCGCGCTTGCGTATGTGAGATGTTAGATTGAGTTGCTACTCTTTGAGCCATGCGATCAATCGCTGCTCTCTTGTTGCTATCGGACATTGTATGCTCCCGCTCCGAGATCTTCTACTCGTTTTATAGCTTTCTTTGTCAATCGTAGCTCTTCCTGTTTTGACTTGAGTCGGTTTGCTACCTCTGGGATATGCTGATCTCTTTCAAGTCTGCTCATCGCTCTATTCATTCCGATCAGTCTCAAAGATGCGATCTGAGGATGCGGAGGATTGATCGCGCCTTCTCGCATGAGAGAAAGTCTCCACTGATCAAAAGCGTCTTGATCAAAGTGTTCGATTACTCGTCTGCCGACCTTCTCCAGGCGGATCCATTTTGATGTATGATAATTTCCTTTGTGTGCAGGATATACTCTCATGTAGTCATGCTTGACGGGATCTAATAGAGTCCATCCTTTGTCTTGCAGATTCGTTCTCATGATAGAGGAATCGATTCGACCGCCGACTGCTCTCGTGCCATTGACACCCGGAGTCTCCGGGACACTAGACAACACAGGAAGCAAAAGAGGAATCTTCTCTTTCTTCTTTTTTCCGTCTGTCGTTGTTGTGTATGTGTCGAACACTTTTAGCTCCCAGTTTTCGGGATTGTGCGCAAACAAGAATCGGCTGTTTGCTTTCTTTGGGATACGCGTCTGTATTTGCGTTTTTTCTTCCCAAGGTTGTGAAAAATTTGTGTAGTCCATTTTTGTAGTCTCCAATAAAAAGAGTTGGGAGACTCGCAGAATTTGGAGACTACAGAAATTAAAATTCTGAAGTCTCCCAACAAAACGAGTCTAGTCTAGCGTGCAGATAGTAATTTTACTCCGCGATCGTCTTCGATGATTCCGAGTCCGAGATATGCGTGACCAACAATGAAGGTGCTTGCACTCATAGGACGACGATCAAATTCAACTACTACCTTACCCATAGACATGAGATCAGCAGAGCCTTGAACGCCTGCAGGAATGCCGTCTACGTATCCGAGAGCCATCGGAGAAATCATGTAGTTGTCAAAGCCAGAAGAAGCATTTTCTTTGACGTACTTGCTACGATATACATCTACGCCGAAGAGATTGCCTGCAAAGTTTTCGCCTTTTGCTTGCAACATGTCCATTGAGGACTGCATGCGGCTGATTGCGTTTCCTGTCTCGTTACGAAGAGAGTCTTGAAGCTCTGTCAATGCCTTTGGATCCAAAACACAAGCGTAAGGTCCAGGGGCTCCGGCTCCAGAAGCTGCTTGCTCAAGAGCAAAGATCGCATCAAAGAAATCGTCTACAGAGAGAGTTGTTGTGTTTGCTCCGGCTGTAGTTGTGAAAGACGCTGCTGCTTCACCTGTGAGTTCAGCAAAACGAGCCTCGTAAGATCCTGCAATGCTTTGAGCGATACGGAAAGGATCAATATCTGCTCCTCCGAATCCAGTCATAGAAGCAAGGTCACTCATCTCATAGATGATGTATTGACGAGCAGCAACAAGATCAGCAGAGTTAATTGTCAATGCTGTTGTGTTTGCAGCTTCGTCTGAGATTTCGGAAGATGCAGCAGCCATTGAATCATAACCATCAAGACCGGCAAGACGTACACGGACGGTATCTGTGCCGAGGCCATTGATAGAACCTTGATAGCTGAGGAGAGGGGTATTTCTGAGGTTAGCGTTATCTTTCAAAAGGAGATTGATTTCTTGGGAGATCATTGCGCTTAAACGCAAAATATTTTCCATATTGGAAAAACGAATCGGATCGACTGTAGCCATTGCGGCCTCCATTAATTAGGGGTTATAGTATGAGAGTGCTTCGGGCTGCTCTGCTGTTTCCGGTGCGACCGTACCCTGCTGTATTATCATCTCTAGTATAGCATAAAAAAGGAGTGTGCAAGTATGATTGATATTTTTGCAAGATATATTGACGGTATTCTCGTCTGTGAGCCAATGAAAAGACGAGGAATGACCAAAGGAGAGTATCTAAGAGCCTTGGAAGCATCGAATAAACTTAACGCAGACGGAATCCCGAACTCTTCGAAGCTAGTTGCTTTTTGGCCTCATCGTAAAGCTCCCGATCCGGCCCTTTCGTTACAGCTCCCCCTTTTTGCAGAAATGAGTACACCCGAGCCCGAGCCCACTGTGATTGAGTCGCGCCTGGACGATGCCCGACAGCCCAAGCAGCAAGCCCTCTCTTATAAACTTGAGAAATGATTCCTTTGGAGATTCCTGTTACCTTTGCGACACCTTTGAGGAATCGCTCTTGCTGATCTCCGCTCTTCATCTTTGATGTCGCTTCTCGGACTTCTTCTCTGAGTTTCTTTGCGCTCAGTGTATACTTACTCGGCTTTGTCTCCTTTGTGTCTCCGGCTACAGGTTTGAATCTTGCCGAGCCCGTTCTCTTTCCTTCGATGCGCTTTCTGAACTCTGCTTTTCGTCTCGCTGCTGTACTCTTTCCGAGTCCTTTTGTATACTTCTTTTGTATCTTTGCTTTTGCCATAGTCTGCTCCTGTGGATAACTTGTGTATATCATAAAAAAAGCCCGACCACATCGGGCCGGGCTACACAGTACGAAAGTTTAAAACCTAGTGATAGTACCAGATGATGAGCCCGTCACCGTTTGCCAAGGCAGAACCGAAAGTCAAACGAGCAACGCCACCAGAACCACCATTAGCAGATACAGAGAATTCATCCTCGTCTGCTGCAGTGTCTCCAAGTGCTGTCATGTTGCGAAGATTCAAACCATTTTTAAATACAAGTACAGAATTCAACGCGCCAGATGGTAAAGTCACAGCAAGATCGATTGTAGTCGTTGAAGCACCAGACACCTGCGCTCCTTCTTGCTTGAAGGTTATTCCAAGTTTGGCAGCAGTCACAGAAGAGTCTGCAAGCTTCGCACTAGTTACACCAGAATCAGCAAGAGCAGTTGTACCAACAGCACCAGAAGCAATCTTTGCAGATGTTACAGCAGCAGCAGCAATCTTTGCAGAAGAAACAGAAGAGTCTGCAAGTTTGGCAGAAGATACAGCACCGTCTACGATCTCAGCAGTGTCAACGGCATTGTCAGCCATCTTTGCATTTGTTACAGCATCGTCTGCAAGTTTTCCTGTGTCGATTGCAGTAGAAGCAATCTTTGCTGTGGTTACTGCGCCGTCAGCAATCTTTGCTGTAGCTACTGCGTTATTTGCAAGCTTCGCTTCGATGACAGCAGAAGAAGCAAGTGCAGCAGAACCAACAGAACCGTCGATCAGTTCAGCAGCTCCAACAGAATCATCAGCCATCTTTGCATTAGAGATTGCATTGTCTGCGATCTTTGCACTTGTTACGTTTGAGTCGACAATCTTTGCAGATGTCACAGAACCGTCAGCAAGTTTTGCCGTAGAGACTCCTCCGTCTGCAATTGAGATGTCGTCGCCCTGCTTCTCAAGTCCACCGGATACAGTTACGCCACCAAGCCCGGTAAATCTTTGGAACTGAATCGCAGTAGTGCCGAGAGTTGGGGCAGTATCATTGATACAAACAAAACCTTGATTGTCGTATGTGTTACCCTCAAGAGCAAACAAGAATGCTCCTGGAAAGTCGTCTCCTGCGTCCATATCTGTAGAGCGAGACATTGCACTGTTTGCACCTGCGAAGACATAAACCCCGTTGTCCTCTTCGTCGTCTTGATCGATACAAAGAACACGATCACCGTTAGAAAGGTTTACTCCGTCTACGCTTGCAGGAGCTTGAGAAAGATCTATGTTTGATCCGGCTACAACGCGGACATTTTCTTTTACAGACAATCCAGCTGCAACAGTATCGACATAGCTTTTGTTAGCTGCGTCGTTTGAATTGCTTGGAGTTCCGACTTGAATGGTTCCGCTTGTATAATCGTATGTTGCAGTCAAGTCGATTTTACTTGCGTTAACCGCGTCTGCTGCAATCTTTGCTGTGGTGACTGCTGCATCATTGATCTTTGCTGTCTCTACTGCGCTGCTTGCGAGTTTGGCAGCAGATACAGCAGCGTCTGCGAGTTTTGCAGTCTGCACTGATGCGGCTCCAAGTTTGGCAGATTCTACTGCTCCGTCAGCAAGCTTTGCAGTCAATACTGCTCCGTCTGCAAGTTTGGCAGATTCTACAGATGCGGCTCCGAGTTTGCCAGCTGTGACTGCTCCGTCATTGAGTGCTGCGGTCAATACGGCAGATGTGCCGAGTTTGCCCGATGTGATTGCTCCGTCTGCGAGTTTTGCGCTTGTTACTGCATTGCTCGCGAGTTTTGCGGCTACGATAGCACTGTCGACTATCTGACCGCCTTTAATTTGTACTGATCCCATGTGAGATACTCCTATATAGGTTTGATGTTAATACACGTGTCTGTAGTCTCCAAAAACTGTTATTATTCTTCTTCCATCATAACATAGACTTTCGTGCTTGAGTTGCTACTCTGCACAAAAATAGAGTCTGCTCTATTGCGTCCTTTGCCGATGTACATGACAAACTTGTCTCCGTCTTTATAGATAAAAACATCTGCATGTGCGCTAATGTCATCTCCATGACTATGTCCTTGCTGTCCGATATACATATCGTCCTCGGCGAAGATGGTTATTCTTCTGCAATCGTTATGTAGTATGAGTTCGACGCATGTTGAATCGTTTGCTGTGAAAGTCTTCATACATGGGAAAGTGTGAAGAGCGCGATAATCTTGAGATGACATTTTTGTCTCCTATTTATGATGATGCGATATAGTCAACAGTGAGATAATCTCCTGTCTCTGGAGCAAAGTCTGTCGTCGTGAATGTCGTTGCATTATGTTCACTAAACGTCTCCCCTTCTACTTGTCGAACTCCATTATAGTAGACTCTGAGAGATCCTGCTTGATAATTTTCGGGCAAAGTGAAAGACGTATTTGAGCCGTCACACTGCGAGGAAAGATCCGCTTGTTTCATCGTCTCTCCTCCTTCGCCGGACTCCATAAAAAACGCAAAACGAAACACACCTATAACTCCTCTAATATGATCGATACTTCTGCTGTTCCTGTCTTCGATGCAACGAAGATAGAATCGGGTCGATTCTTTCCTCGTCCGAGTCTGAGGACAACATAATTTGAAGAGGGTACAGTCATTTTATTTGATGGTATCGATCCCCCGTCTGTGGCTCCATTGCGACAGACAAAGATCTCTTTTCCTGTTGCTCCGAGACTGATCTGTGTAGCCGGAGAAGGGAGAAGAATCTCTGTGACTGTGGAGTCTCCTGCAGTGAAATTATAGAACGCAGGATATATGTTTAGACTTCGCAGATCTTCGCTCATGATTGTCTCCGGTTTCGATTCTTCCATGCTTGCATGACTTTGTCTCTGTTGGCAGCATAAAACTCGGGATCTTTCAAGGCACGATCAAGAAAGCCCGGAGAGTCGGGGGCAGGGATTGCTCCGACGTTTGTCCGAGGAGCTGCTGCTTGTTGTTGTTCAATAGGCTCTCCAAGTTGCTGCAGTTGTGCCGATGTATCGGGCATGTCTTGCGTAGGCTCTGCATTGTCCTCTCCAATCATCTGCAACGCTTGTAGATGTGGACGGATTGTGATCGGTGCTGTTTCTGGGTTCTCTACTTGCTGATCTAACCAGTCTGAGAGAGTCTGCCGCTCTTTGTCGCTCTTTCCTTTTTGGGAGCGTTCAAACGACCATTCTATTGCTTCAACGAGATCGGGATCTGTCAATCCATGCTTGGAGATAGACTGATATCTTTCAAATCTCTGCTCACTGCTCTGGAGTTTGGTCTGCATGTCTGCGAGTTGCTGATTGAGGATGTCGACTGAGGACATTGCCTTCTCAGCTTTCGCAAGTCTGCTCTGTGCTTCTTCCAGTGCTTTCTCGGCTGTCGTTGCTCTGCTTGCAACCTTTCCGATCCTTTCCTTGATAATGTTTTCCATCTCGGATTTGAGGACATATGTACGTCCTTCGTTTTCTATTTCTGTCATTGTAGTCTCCTATGGGGTTAGATTGAATATTGGGCGCGTTCGGCTCTGATTCTCTCTAACTCTTGCTTTGCTTCGATCGGGTCCAGGTCCGGGTTCATGATCTGCATTGCGTCAACTGGAGAGATTAACCCTGCGCTTAATTTTTGGATGATGTCTTCTCTTTGCGCTCGCATCTCTTCGGGAGAGAGTCCGAGCGGAGTGTATACCACTCTGTATCCTGTCTCGGGTAGTGATGCACCCAAAAAGCGATTTGCAAGCATTGCACACTTAGAGAGCATCTCTTCGTCAGCTCGTCGGAACACAGGAGCATATCGCCTCTGCGCCTCCCTTTGTCCGTCTCTGGAGATGGAAAGTGCATACCCGCTTCTAGGATCTCCGCTTTGTCTGAGTACTTCGGAAGAAATACCTGCTGCTGTCGCGACTCTATACTCGTACTTTGAGATACTCTCTAATAGCTTCTCGGGATCGGAGTACGTGAAAGAACCGATCAGAGGCTGTCCTTGCATGTCTGGGTCTGTTTGAAACATAAGGATGCTGCTTGGATCGGTAGAGATTGCAGAGCGTCGTCCTGTCAAGTCTCCTTCTAACTGAGAGAGTCCTGCAAGATGCAAGCCGGCTACATACTTCTGGGGCCAGGAGTTGTCTCGTACACAATGCACATAGAACGAGAAGAGGACTGCTGCTGTCAAAGAACCGTATGCAAGCTGTGACGCGTCGAAAGCATTGAAGAGCTGCCCTGTCTTTTCGGCATGATATAAGACGACAGGGAGAAAGGGAACTCCTTCTTTGCTGCGATATGGATAAGAGTCTCCTCTCATTGCTTCGTGTCCCATGTACATCTCAGACATGTCTTTCCCTATGCCTCCTGCCGGAGTTGCCTCAAACATTCCAAAGAGAGGATTGTTGGCATCTCTAATATCGATGATGTCCCAGACCCAAACAGCCTCTCCTGTCTCCGCATTCATTCTCAATCTTAGCTCTTGATAATACAGAGGAATGTCCGGGGCATCTTCTGAAGCCGCACAAATTACAAAGTCTGGAGAGACGCAACGAAAGGAAAGACCTGGAACTCTTGCAACGTCTCCAGGATGATGAGGAGCAACGTCGACTCGGACAAACATCTCTCGGATTCCGAGCGTCATCTGCTGAACCTTCTGCATCAGTTGGAAGTATCCTGCTTTTGTTACAAATCCGTCTCTCCCTACAAGATCAGAGATGTCTCCTTCGCCTGTGATGTTTGGCTCTGAATGATAGAGCATTGCTAGTTGTCTTGTTACTTGTTCGATGGCACAAGAGGACAAGTCAGAAGGCCCGAGAGCCTCTCTTCGGTCTGTCGGCAGATGTCGGAGAAGTTCTTCTTCCAGGTCTTGCTCCCAAAGACCGGTTAACAAGCGTCTGCGAAGAGCAGAATGCTCCCATCTCCTTTGGTCTGTGTCTGTCGGGGCTTGTGGCTTTGGTGGAACGTTGTTTTGATACATCATATTAGTACACCTTTATTTTCTGTGGAATCATTGGGCGATAATCAAGGACCGGAAGCAGTCCGTATCTGAGAGCATCGATCGCATGTTGGTCTGCATCTCGGGATCTTGCTGACTGGGTTCTCTTCATTGTCCATCTCTGAATTGATCGTATTGTCTGCACACATTCCGGTCTAATCCAGAAGTGTTTTCGTGATTGTATCGCATGCAATATACTAGCACCAAAATATACACTATGTCGTCCCTTTCTTGCTTTGCGTATCGTAAAGGGTAGACCTCGCGGAGGATAGCCGAGGATGCTCTCAAACGCTCTCATAAGCATGATGTTACTCATTCGATACTGATCGCGCCCTCTATGCTCTCCGTCTCCTGTCCAGATGGCAAGATTTGGATCGACTCCGTATTTTTTCAGCATCTCTAAAATCGCCTGCGCATGATGCTCTGGAGGAGCCTGTCCAGATGTATATTCTCCAAGCACGAAGACTCTCGGATTTTGGGGATCTCTCATGTCTACGCAAGACACGACAGCAACCTGAGATCCTGGGTTAGAGCCGTGATCGATTCCGATACAAAAACGATAGTCTCCTCCTCTTGGGACAGGTTGCGAACTGATCATATCTTCAGTAAAATTCTCAAACACGACTCCAATCGGTGCAACGTCAAAAGAGCCATTGATACGGGCTTCTCTATCATATGGGAGATATGCCTCTGTAATCTTATCGATCTGCTCTTGACTCAAGAGAAATCCTTTGGGCAATCCGATCGGAGTTGTAGCGTCTACAGTCAGAGGAGCCCGATGTGCAGAGATCAATCCTCTCTCAATCATCTCTTTAATATATGTAACGTCTACGCCGCCGACGGGAGTCAAAGAGATCGCGACTGTGCCTCTCTTGCCTCCTGCGCCTCCTCTACTTGTTCGGGCTACAAGCTCATTAAAAGTCGACTGATCCACTGGCTCATCGATGCAGACTAAATTTGCTGTTGCAGATGCAAGTCCGAGTCCTTGTCCTGCCGTCTTGATTCGAATCAGAGATCCGTTGCGGAACTTGCACATGGGTGCTAATCCTCGGAAGCCGCGACCCCTGATGAACTCGCAAGAGGGATCAAGTTCTTCTTTCGGTATCATGTCATAGAGTTTTTGTTGTATCGTCCGAGATTGTTCGTGACTGTGCGTGATGAGCCATGCTTCAATCGGTGGTGGATCTGTCTTGTAGTGAGGATGTCGTCCAAGGCAGTGATACAGCAGAAGAGCGCATGTCGCTAGTGTCTTGCCTACTTGGTTGCCTCCTATGAGTGCTTTGATCGGTGCTTTGTCAGCAAGATATGCTCTCTGTGGTGGTGTTGGAGAGAAGTATCTAAGAGGATCATTCTCTGCTCTTTTTCGCAACCATGCAAGACGCTGTGCCATCCCTCCGAGACTGTTCATTTTCGTCTCCAGAATAGATCTGTGCAAAGACTCCCGTCCCCTTGCTCGTTGCAGTATTCGATCATTGACATTGTATTCTGTATGTTTGAGATCTCCTCGCATTGTTTGCCCGATGTCTGCGAGTCGATCCCTCTTGAGTAGACGAGGCAAGTCATCTCTCTACAAAGAAGCAGTCCTGCTTGTGTCTTCGTCTGCTCGGGTGCGCAGATCTCTTTGATCACGTCTAAGTCTGTGAGTTGTTTAATCACTTCTTGCTGTTTCGTTGCTGTTGTGTCTTCGATTGTCGGCTGCTTGCCCTCGAGAGCCTTTGCTCCTCCGACTCCCAACAGGACACCGATCAAACCTGCTAAAATAATCTCTACCATTTGCTTTCGTTCCTCTCGTTTATTCTCTGGATGCATTGCGTCCATGCGTCTCCCTCCATATCAAAAACGAGTTTGATGTCGTCCTCTTGTAATAACATGTCTTTGATGATTGCAGAAATTAGATCGTCGACTTGTGGAGATGTCACACACTGCTTGTATATGTGCAGATAATTACGAAGCGTGATTTTATCTTTGTCTAGTTCCATCGTCAGAGCTGTGACGGCTGCATTTTTCGTAGCCACCTTGTCTAACATATAAAGGATTTGTCCTTCCAAAGTTGTAACATCCAGGTCGACAATTCTCATATCATGCCTTCTTGAGTGCTACGACATTGGAGCCGACAAGACTGTGCAGATCAGCTTGCACTCTTTGTCTCAGAATCGGAGGCAGTGCGATAATCGTGTTCACGATCTCGGACATGAGCTGCTCGTCTGTCATTCTCTCATGTGCATCGATTGCTCCCTCTTCTGCATCGTATGCTTTCAGTGCTTGCATCATTGTAACGAGTTGTCTCTGCAGTGCTGCATATGCCTGCCATGAGCCCGAGTCTTTTGCCTTTGTCATGGACTGCTTGAGTTCTGATATTTGTATCGTCAGCATTGTCCGATAATCAAGAGAGTCGGCTTTGTTCTGTGTCTCTTCGTCTGCCTCGGGGATTGCGTGCTGTGCATCGTTCTTGTATCCGTGTCTTCGGGAGAGAAGCCACATTGCAGACTTGACATCTCCCTCTTGTATGGAGTGATTGATTGTGTCCAGTGCAGTCATTGCTGCATGAGCATCTGCAGCTCTGACCTTTTCTGCAAACGTCTTAAATATTTTTTGAGGTCTTGTCTGCTCTCCCTTTGCAATCCATTTGTAAATTGTCGATCGACCGACACCGGCCACATCTGCCGCTATCTGCATTGTTGCGCCGGCTTTCAAGGCTTTGATGATTTTGTCTTGTGTTGCTTGTAGTTTTTTACTCATGTAGTCTCCAATATTTTTGAAAAAAATCTGCACGTTTCTCTAAAAGTCCGCGGTACGCGCAG